TGTGTCGTGTCCGTGTACATTATTTCCAGCTCCAACTTGGAAAGCACATCTGAGATCAGACATATTTCCAAAATATGGAAGTCTATCATAAAAAGGTCTGAAGAATTGATTACCAGTAACTTCAACATCGGTCCTAGAATTTACTATCTGCCAATCTCCTTCAACTCCTGCCGCAGAGATAGTCTTGATGAAGAGAGTTGGTCTACCTTGATAAGCGAAGATTGCACTCACAAGGAATCCTCCTCCAGCATCTCCTAGTAATGATAATTTAATCTGCGGATTAGCTGTTGAATTATCAAAGTAAGTTGACGATCCAGCAGGCTTAGTAATACTTGCAGTACTTGAAAAACTTATACCATCATTAGATGAGAGACGATATTTGATTGTTACATCATCATTACCGCCGCTCACATCTCCAAAAGCAGCTAGAACAACACCATCACCATCAATTGCAATTGAAGGATCAATACCAATGTAGCTCGAAGACACTAGTTCATCTATATTTGCAAATAGGTGTGTCTGTTTATTATAAATAGCAAAATAGAACTTTTCACTATTATTGATAAATGAAATATAGCAATAAGGTCCCTGCGCTACAGAATCAATTCTAGCAGAACAGTCAGTAGTAGAAACTACCTCTTCAAGGGGCCAAATCTCATATAAATCCAGAAATCTTTCTCTAGGAGAATTAACCATTGAATATTCTGCACATTTCAGTACTCCGCCTTTTGAGTAGAACTGATACATTACAGAATCAGGATCTCCGCATAGGGAATATAAGCCTCTCTCAAAACTCTCTTGCTGTGTTATGTATTCCTTAGTAGATGGGATATATTCAACTATGTGAGTACATAATAGTGTCCTAAGTTCTTCATCATCAGGATCTGTACTTGGATCATGCTTCAGGTTTGTTGAATCCAGCTCATACCAGGTACCATCAGAGGTACAAATATATATCTTTTCTAATGCTTCAGATTTCATTAGATAAAGAATGTCACCACGAATACTAGAATCTTCTCTAGAGAAAGCTACTATGTTAGATACCCAGTTCCAAGTGAAACCGCCGTTCTCAGAGTAGTAAAGATTGACATTCTGATCTGTGACATAGAAGGCTGCCCAAAGGTTTCCTTCTCTATCTATCTTGAAGGCCTTATTCATCGAATTCGAATTCAGGCTGGAGACAGCTCTAGAATTATTTGTTTTATATTCAATAGCTGCGTCAAATATTTTAGCCATTAATCTACCTCCGCAACCTTCAAGTTCAGAGTACCATATCCAAGAGTTGGATTATTCTCTACGGTATATTTCATATATATAGATCTCATATCTCCATCTTCGATAACGAAATCAACTACTTGTGACCAAGTATCTCTATCTGTTGAGAGATCAAGATTAGTGAAAATACCCGAATTCAATCCATTCACATACACGTAATAATGTTTCTTCTCACCAGAAGTATTACCAAATAGGAACTTATCTTCTTTAACATCGTCATAGAACAGATTGCCTAGACTTGTATTGTAAATAGGTACTGCGTTGTATGCTGAATATCCTTGATAACTCTTATCTGCAAATATATAGTCACCAGCATCAGAGAAGATTGCTCCAGATGGAACCGTACCGCTGTATCCAGGTACTACTCCGCTGGGAACGTCTCCTGAAGGTGCGGGTTCCACACCAGATGGATGAATAATAGAACCGTCATCAGTAACTACATTCAGATTGGCTCCAGCATAAGCAACTCCATAATCATTATAAACTGTAACTTCGTAGTATCCAACATCGCCTTCTTCCACATTAGGAAGTACATAAAGATAATCAGTAGCACCTGTAATAGGTATTGCATTGACCTTCCATTGATAATACAGCGGACTTGCTCCGTCTGCAATTACTTGGAAGTAAGCTGTATCTCCAACATTAACAGTCTGCTCAACTGGTCCAGTTGTAATAGTTGGAACTCCAGAGTCTGTAGGAGGAATATAACCAGAAGCATCGAATTCATTCTCACTTCCCCATGTAATTGAGCTGTCTGCATTGCTTTCTAGTTGATACTGAGTCTTCATCTGATTAGCACTAAGTTCACCACCATAGATGATCATCTCACCCCACTTAGTGTCCCACGCGTATGTCCTAGAAGCTCCTACCAATAGTTGAAAGTGGCTTCTTCCAAGTTCTAACGGAAGATCACCATCCTTCATACTGGTGTAAGTACCACTACCATAAGTAGACGAGATATCACTAGAAGCTAGTGCATCACCATTCAGATATACTGCATATCCACTGGCTCCATCAAAGGTTGCACCGAATGAACCCCATCCTTCACCAGTTATATCTGCATTACTCATAACACCTTGAATGGCCCAATCTATGTAGTTTCCAGAAGTCCCAGAATCTACTGTGTAGAATGAAAGTTTCTCACCTATGTTTCCAAAGTAATATTCACCTCTATCGGCGTGATGCCCTTTACACATGATTGGTAAATCAGTCCAATCAAATGCTGAGTATCCATTCACATCAGGTTCTTCTCCTCGTGCCCACATCCATGCTCTGACTGTGAATGCTTGATCTGTTACTCCACTGACAAACGTGAGAGTTGAGTCATCGGAGCATCGACCATACATATACGGTGATGGATACCATTCATTCTGATGCCAAGCTCTTCCAAAGTAACCATCATCATAGAGCATTGGTGTGGGCGGTTCAGCATCAGGAGGACAACTACAACCACCACCTCCTACATAAGCCTGATGATTCTTACGGCCTTGCGCATGGTTATACTGAGCTGAGTCAAGTCCATTATCTTCAAAGTGGAGTACCATCTTATGGTCACCAACACCACTATAGTTACCTTGCCAGACTGACTTAGTGCTTGGGTAGTTAAGTGCAGTGCTTCCATACTGAATAAGAAACTCTGTATCAGTACTAGAATCAATAGTTGGGAATTTAACCCACATCTGCAGATCCTTACTGCCCTTATTGAATGATACTATCTCTCTAGGGAATGGGACACCGCTCACATTAGTGACAACTATGTCGTGTCCATCCACTCTGTATACATTACTCCAGAAATCACTTGATATATTAGAGTTATCCAGAATAATTGGAATTGGTACATTGGAGTCATTAGCTTCTATTAGATCAGCATCTAGGACACCAGATATATAGTAGAGAGATCCACCGTATCTGTTTGAACCTTCTCCGCCTTGTGTGACAGAAAGAGACGCAGTATCAGAGATACTGGAGCCAGCAAAGTTCGAGACTACTACGTCATAGTCTCCTTCTTCATCTGTAGTAATATACGAAATAAAGTATGTGCTGGAATTGGCACCTGATATAGGAGAACCATCAAGTCTCCACTGATATGTAAGTGTGCCTTCACCACTAGCAGTAACGCTGAAAGTGTAATAATCACCAACTGCCTTAGTCGCTCCAACAGGATGAACTGTAATGGTAGGCTTCTGAGTACTTAGAGTAGTAGGATCTACTAGTCCAGATACATTAAGAAGCGTACCAGAGTCATTCACGCTATCACTATAAGTAGCCATGTCATCAGCACTGAGTGCTTTATTTACTAGGTACATTCCATCCATTCGGCCCCATGCACAAGTAGCTCCTGGATATACCTCTGTTCCCTTACCTACCCAAACTTGCGATGTTGTATTAGCCATACCAGGATAAGCACCAGGATCAGCTACCCAATTCTTAACTGATACACCACTGGCATACAGATCCATACCATCCGTAGTCTCTGATCCATCGTATGAACATCCAACGTGTGCCCAGACACTAGCACTAATAGCTTTACCTGTTGCATTCTTCGCTACTAATATTGGGGATGTAGGAGAGTTGTCATCATCTCCTAGAAGGAGTCTGAGACGTCCACCTTCCTGATAGAACGAATACTCGTCCTCTTTTCTGAAGAAGTAGACTGGATTTCCATAATAGCCAGCACGAAGGTATATCCACCCAAATACACTGAAAGGCGAGTCACCAGTGAAAGATAGAGTGCTATTATCAGGAATACCTGGATATACCTGATAGACATCTACTGGGGACATATTCAGACCACTGACTAGAGGCGTTGCTATTCTGGCTGGCTTCCTTCCGCCTGAACAAACATATGTTGAATTCAGCATATTGTCAACGTATAGATCTGCATCATACGCATCAGTCGCTGAGTTATAATATGCGTCACTATCTACTGGGTATGGTGTATATGGTAAGTTCTTACCAGTACAAGTAGCAGTGGGATCCATAAAGTGCATAGCAACTTTGAAGTCATACCCACCATAAACATTAGTGAATACATCACTACTCGGATCATTAATAGATATTCCATTTCCCCATTGGATAAGGAAGTCTTCCTGTACTCCAGAGGTCAGTGTAGGAAACTTAACCCAAGCTCCTAGAACCTTATTAGTTCTATCAAACTTCATCAGCTCATGCGACATGACTACACCAGATATAGTAGTGAATACTATGTCTGACCCATCATCGTTGTATACACCAGAGCCAGATGCCCAAAAGCCATCAGGTATTCCACCAGAACCAAAGACAATTGGAAGTGGAAAGTTTGTCTCAGTAGTGTGAATATTCTCAGCTTTCAGCGCAAGTCTCATTGCACCAGAGGGAGTGGTATATGTTGACATTAATAATCCTTAGAAGAAAGGGGGAGGTCTCCTCCCCCATTATTGCTTACGATACCTGACTAGATACCTTAACAGCATATGCATCGACAAGTTCGGAAGTAGCACCACCGTACCAGCCCATTAGATCAAACGCTCTTGCAGTGACATTGTCATCTACATCGACGCTGATATCCTGCATATATGCATACCCGATAGCTTCCTTAGAGAACACCAGGTTATAGGCTTCAGTTCCACCAGCATTAGTCTGAACCTTACTTGAGATAAAGCATGGAACACCGAACGGAGATCCCACGTATCCATTAAGGTTAGTGTAGCCTTCACCGAAACCTTCAACGATCTGAGTACCAGGAGCAGCATAAGTATCTGCTTCACCGAGATCAGAACGAAGATCTGCCCACGCCTGTGGATGGAAGACACCATAGTAAGGACCAGGTGCATTCTGCTCTTCTAGCTGAGCAATAGCTGAAAGGAAACTAGCCTTTGCATCAGCCTCGAAAGTACCACTAGCAACAGTGCTAGTAGTAATACCAGAAGCATTAGCAAGGATAAGTTCATCCTCATCATTAGCAAGGGCTCTACCAATCTGTTCACCATAAGGTGCCAGATCAGAGAATGGATCTGCCCAAAGTGCTCTCTTAGAGATCTGTACGTATACACCGCGCTCCGCAGGAGTCAGTGTAACACCATCAGTGCTCCAAGCAGTAGAAGATGGGGCAACTCCCTCAGTAAGTGAGGCAGGAGATAGAGCTTGGAATCTAGGAATAACAATAGATCCAGCGCCTTGAGGCACTTGCACTGAACGCACCAGAGGTCTCATGACCCGCGATGCATAAGCAGCACTCTGTGCTTCAGAAGAAACTATCTGACCAACAAGGTCATTAAGTGTGGTTGAATTAGAAATAGACATAGTTATTTACCTGTAATCTTATTTTCACCGAGAAGTGACCTATAGTGATCACGAAGCTTAGCTCGTGCAATAGGGTCCTTCTTAACTGATTCGTAATCTGAGTTAGCGAATCTTGGTACATTTGAGTTTGGCCTCTGCGGTGTCATGGGTCTCCTACCCTGATTAGGCTTCGGCTCAGGCTCAGGACTACCTGCACCCTCTGAGCTGAACTGAGGATACTTCTCTAGGAATGCATCTACTGCTTCTTTTGGAGACTTACCTTCCTCTAGTGTAATCCATGATGGATCTACATTGAGGTTACGCTTGGCTAGCTCTGTGCCGAGTGTATGTTCTTTCACAAGTTTACCTACCTCAGCTTCAAGCGTTGTGGTTTTCTGTTCCTGTTCACGGAACTTAGTTCTCCAACTAGCAGCTTCATCTCTCAGTTCTTTGATGTAGTCTGCTGAGAAACCGCCTGGGTTACTCGGGTTTGGGTTCGGGATCTTCCCTGGTTCTTCGCTCATTGTCTAAACCTCCTGGGTTTGGCAATATTGATTTGTTAAAGTCCATATTGGATCTGACTAAGGCTTCAGCCTCAGCCTCATCCATGGTTGGATCATTCTGTAATACTGCATCAATTGGTGTAGATATACCCAATCTGATACGTTCTCTAAGCTCTTCTGACTCAGGACTGAGAGGCATAAGGGCTTCTTCGGGATACTTAACTAAGATATCATCTAGGGGCTCTAGACCATTGACTTTAAGTATCATATTAGCCAAATCGAGCTCATATTGCTGATATCTTAGGGTTTTTTCTTTGAATATCTGTATAAGCGGGTACCACTTAATAAGCAGTTCTTTACCGCTACTAGCCTTTTGATCACCAACTACGGAAACCTTTGGTATACAAGCAGTTTCGTATACCTTCTCTTCTAGATATTGTATTTCCTTAAGGGTTTCCTCTATCTTAGGATTAAGCTCTAGGACATCTGCTGTAGCACCTGCAGGAAGGCTGATAGCTCTACCAGGATGTATGGTAATACCTTCTCCCTGCTGGAATCCAGTGACAACGGCAGGTGTAGCTGACTGCATCTTTATCATGTATCCTAGATTAGTCATCTGCTGATTAAGGTATGTGTTCATGAGGCGTACTTGGTATGCTGGCGCATGACCAAGGATCTGACCATATACTTCTTCTCCCTTGAAGAAGGTGAATGGCAGGTACTCAAGCTCATTAGTCTCTGACACATCCCTAACACCATCCATATAAGTGGTGATATAATTGTCTGTCCATACTTGTGTCTTAACAGCTTGGCGTACATTGGGATTCTTATCACTGCCCTCTATCTTGGTGACTAGGGATACCAAGGATATGGCTTCAGGTATATCAGGCTGATCTTCAGAGCCGACAACACTGAACTCACTTGCATCGAACAGTCTAAGTTCGACTTCCCCAGCTTCATTAAATCCAATATATATCATTCCTGTACCGCTAAGTTCAGCAGCAAGGTCTACTTTACGTAGAAATCTATCTATTTGCAGATTATGATACAGTTCTTCTAGGAAGGATACTGAAGGTGAGGGCCCATCGAATTCCCTGACAAGGCCTCTTGAATAGAGAAGGGACAGCTTCTTCTTGACAATTACATTAGTCAAGTTAATCGTGATGGGGTCTACATCATTATTGACCCGATCTACGTATTCCTCTTGCCGAGCATAGAAGAAATCTTTATTCTTCATAGCTTCCTCACGTCTCTTCTTCTCTTCTACTGAGAAGTTGTGAAGATTAGCCCGTGTAAGAAGACTGGTCGGAACAGTTTCAGTTAATGGCATTAAACATTACTCCTACACTCTTTGCATATATGCGGAGGCTCACCTTTGGGGGTAGAAGATATAAAGGGCCTCTTACATGATGTACACCGTTTCATAACACGACAGCTGCTGCTACCCATAGTATAAGGCCGTTGGTCTGGGGTCTGGGCTACCCACCGTGCATGGTCAAATTTATTCACGAAGAAGTATCTGACAGCGTCCATCATATGGTCATGATCACCGTCTTTGAGGGGGTCATCTATGGGATTATCCCACTTATCTACAGCATATTGATAACCTTCAAAAGAACGAATAGTTTCTTTACATTTTTGTGTTACTCTGTATCTGCGTTCACCTTTCACATTCTTGATGAACGAACGTACTAGGGCTAAGCCCGACTGGATACTAGAAGCTTTATTTACTACATGAATTCCCCTAGCCCGCATTGCATCGACTGGGCTTATTCCAGAACTGAGCTCTTCTGCATTTCCTGCTGGGTCGGTGAAAGCAGTGCTCAAGTCATTAGGCTTCAGGCCATGTTTGTGCAGGGTATCGAAGATAGCATTAATTATATCGTCTATCTGCGTCCTAGTGAGATACAATTCGTCGAATTGAACGACCTGGGTTTTCGTTGCACGATCCACACCAATGAACGCAATTGCTGTGGGGGAGGCGTAACCAAAGTCCATACCGAGATAGATGTCCCAAACTTCTGGCTTAATCTGGAATTCTGAAAGGGTGTTTTCCCGTCCAAAATCGGCGTAGACTCGCCCTGCTTTCGTAATAAATTTCGCGAGATATTCCTGATCGAAGTCAACTTGGCTAATTTGGGATTTAACTTGATCAATTTCCTCTTGTCCGATGATGGGGTTTATTTCGGTGGCCCAATGATACTTAGACCAACCAGCTGCCTCAGTGTATATTTTATGAAAGTAATTGAATCCATTTGGAGTTGAGAGGAGGATCGCTCGTCCCTTGCGGTCGGAAAGTGAGGGACGGATAATGGCATCGAAAACGGTCTCTTTATGGAAAGCAGCTTCATCAAGAACTGCAAGGGTGATTGATCTTCCTCTCAGACTGTCTGGATTGTCGGAACTCTTCCAATATATCTTACTGCCGTTCTTAAATATAGTATACAACTGCGAAGAATGTATAGAGTGGATGGCTGGCTGGAGGTAATCTAGGACGGATATGAATTCAGAGAAGCCGACCTCTCTGGATTCCCTGAAGGTTGGAGCTACCCAAAGTACCAAGCGGTCAGGTGTAGTTAAACAGTGACGGATAGCTTCATGGGTTGCACACTTAGTCTTGCCTACTCGCCGTCCTCCAGCGATTATCTTAAATCTAGCAGGATCTTTATGAAATTCTTCTTGGTAATGGAATGGTTGATAAGGAATAGTTATCATGCATTATCCCAAGTGAATACGATAGTTTGAGCCGTATCTACTACATTCTTCTCTAGATTTTCTATATGATCTAGGAGGATTCTCAAGTGGGCTGCCGATCCTGCCTCAGCTTTACCTGCTGCGACATCATATATCTTAGGCAGTCTATTCTTCAGTTGTGTGCGTGCTTCTTTAAGTATCGCAGAGTGGAATTCGGAATTGTGTCTCCATCTGGAAATAGTGGCAGGAGTTACATTAATCGCTTCTGCTACTTCTTTACAATTCCTACCAGCTGCAAATAGTTGGATAGCTCTTAATTGTTTATGAGAAAAATTATTCCCACTATGACAACCTTTGTCCATAACTTATTGATATTTCCCGTGTTACGCGCTTACACTTATTGATAAATTAATTCAACTTAAGTGTAATTATTCTTATACTATATATAAGATGGGAAGGAGGATAACAATGCCATCTACTAATAATATAGGTAATGACAAGGATAAGCTCAATCGTGCTGAATGGATTAAGAAAAACAAGAATAAAATCAAAGAGTACAATAAGCGTTATTACAGAAAAAACAAGACAATGCTCCTTGAAAGAAGCAAGGCCTACTGGGCCACAGATATCGCAAAAGAGAATGCTGCTAAACGTCAAAGAGCAAAATGGAAAGACCCTCACTACAGATGGGCTGCCAGATTTTACCAAGCGCTCGGTAAATTTCTTAGACGTAAAGCAGACGGTAAGCAGAGATTCCATAAGTATGGAACTCTAGCTGACTGGGTTGGCTGTGATAAAGAACAGCTATTCGAACACCTGTTAACAACTGTCCCAGAAAGATATGACTTCTATAAAGATTATGGTAGCCATCTAGAAGTGGATCACATTGAGCCTATTCGGGATTTTGATCTGACCAAGGCCGAAGATAGAGTTAAATGTTTCCACTATTCAAATCTCAGATTCATGCCTGCTAGTATCAATCGCGGATACGAGAGGTAACCTCCTTGTGGAAGAAGGGTTCTTTTGAGCCCTTCTTTTTTGTTGACTTTTACACTGAAAAGAATTATATTATTATTAAGAGATGGAAAGAGGTTGAAAGCCCTAGGACCACTAACCCAATAGTTGAGTCTGAAAAGAAGTCCCATCAAAGCCTGCAAACTAGGCTAAGTACCAAAGTACTTTTAGGTTAATCGTATAGAGACAAAGCTAAAGAGTCTTTAGAATTCATTCCCACTCTTAGTTGTTGAAACACCCAATAGGCTATACGTAACTCTCTAGGAGTTGATGAATTCTAATATGGGTGGTGTTTTACTCCGCCGAAGGCGCTAGAGCGGGTACTAAATCTTGGCTCGCTTCGCTCACATTATCCATACAGTAGACCATAACCACCATTATACAAGTAGCCTATCTCAGTACTTGTCAAGTGTCTGTTCCAGACTCCTACATGAGTTATGTTACCAGTGAAGTCGTGGTCGCTCTGCACTTGCCCAATGTAATATGCCCCGTAACCATTAATTCCTAGTGTAAAGTCACCTGCATCTACACTATCTATATACCAAGTAGAACCATTGGTAACCCCATCGTTCCAAGTCATGACTACGTGGTGCCAGTTACCATCAGCTACGTTATCACCTGAATCCCTATGAGCAGCATTACCATAGTCGTAACAAGCTAAATTAGAAGTGTGTACAAAGAGGTTTGGTCCGTTAGCTGTTCCGAAGATACCATTGTAAGCCGCACCTGTATCAGATGTCTTAATCCATGCAGAAACAGTACCACTGGGTATGTCTAGTGATGAATCAGTTCCAACGTTGATGTAGTCATCTGTTCCATCAAATAAGTACGTTGGCTCAGTATCTCTATTTTTCCATCCATAAGCCCTAGTAGCACCAGCAATTGTTCCATGGTTTGTACCATGACAATCCTTAGCTTGTGCAACCATATCCCAATAGCTGACGAGTCCATCAATGAGTGACGGGTAGTTGGAAAGAATGTCATACTCTGGCTTCAGCATTAGAGTTATGCCATGATGAGGAACTATGTAGATCCTATTGTCTTTCATGAACAACTGTATCTCATCAGCAGCTGCAGATGGGTCTGAAGACTGATCAGTAAGAGTGAGAGGATCAGATGAACCTCCTGAAGCCTCCTGGTTCACCCAAGCACTCCCATTATATGTGAGTACCTCTCCACTTGCTGGCGCAGTTGTTGTTACATCAGATAGTCCAGAGATGTTCGTTGGAATTTGATCAACAATGTGTCCACTGATTGTAGTTATGTCCGCATGTGTATGATATATGGCACTGTGATCATCATCTTCTAGTCCAGTCAGAGCTCCGTGATCTGTGACACCACCACCTGCACCTGCCGCATTGATCCAGCTGGCTCCGTTGTATTGTAGGAAATGCCCACTAGCTACTGAACTTGTT